GCAATGGCGGCCTTTTTCGTTGGTAATGGTGGGTTGACATGGGAGGGTGGGGAACTAGAGTAGGAACCGGGCGAATGCATCGCCCTTTGAGGAGCCACAGCGATGGCGAGACGGAAGCGTCATAATTGGAATGGTGAATCGTATTTGACCTTAGGCCCCCATGTTTATTTGGGTCGTGTATCAGCTAAGGTCCGTAATAATGCACTCCGAGCGGGGCTTATCCCCATCACCAAAGCTCAGTGTGGCAAGATGATGCGAAACATGCAGGCTATACAGCGGATTAGCTGCGAAGGCTTATGGTATGACACCGTGAGGTACACCTGATGCCCTGCGGCCCCCAACTCATAGAAGCGGTGGAAGCGTGCATCATCCTGAACTGCCGCACGCCTAGTGACGTCTATCAGTTCATCAAGTTAGACAATCCCGTGTCTAATCGGGCTATCCGTTATGCGATAACGACTTTGGTTAAGCAGGGTAAGGTTCGACGGGTCAATGGGACGATGCATGCGGTGAGGGCAGAATGAACCTTAGAGAGAAGCTAGAAAGCCTTTACGTATCACACTACGTCTGTGACGATTGTTGGTATTCATGTCCTAAGACGGACCAATGCTGCAATGATCAGAATCCTAAGGATTGCTGCAACTGTGGTGCGGACAAGCACAATGCAGTAGTGGATGAAATCCTAGCAGCAAATCCGTGAATCACCCCATCACCAGAGCCGACAAGGAGCGTTTCGCCGCAGCTCTAGCGGAGAAGCGCCGTAGACTGGCGAAGGCCGAGCATTCGACGCGGGGATACCGGGATGAGGACGGGGTCTGGCGCGGGGGGCTGCTGAGCTTCGTTCGATACTTTTGGCCTGTTCTGGAGCCAGGGACGCAATTCATTGACGGATGGGCTCTAGAAGCCCTTTGCGAGCACCTTGAGGCAGTAACCTTCGGTGAGATTACTCGCATCCTGATCAATGTTCCTCCAGGGTTTATGAAGAGCCTGCTGACGGATGTGATGTGGCCGGCGTGGGAATGGGGCCCGATGGAGATGCCCCATATCCGTTATGTGGCGTTCAGCTACTCATCGTCTTTGACCGAACGCGATAACGACAAGTTCAAAACGCTGATTACCTCTTCAGAATATCAATCGATGTATGGCAGTGTCGTTCAACCCGTTAAGATCGGCGAGAAGAAGGTTTCGAACACCAAACATGGCTGGAAGCTCGCTTCATCGGTTGGTGGTGTCGGTACTGGCGAGCGCGGCGATCGGATTATCTTGGATGACCCCCACAATGTGAAAGAGTCGGAGTCGGAGACGGTCCGCAATGAGACCATCCGATGGTTCCGGGAATCGATGTCATCTCGCCTGAACAACATGGAGACCGGCGCCAAAGTTGTGATTATGCAGCGGGTGAACGAGGAAGACGTATCCGGCATCATCACGAGGGAACTGCAGGATTTCGTCCACCTTATGATTCCTATGGAGTTTTCGTGGGAGCAGGTAACGGATGAAAAGACCGGAGAACCTTACACGACGGAAATAGGTTGGGTTGATCCGCGTTGGAAGCCTGATCCGGAGGACTGCAACGGGGAATTGGCGTGGCCTGAACGTTTCCCTGAGTCGATCATACCGAGCATGAAGAAGGATGCGGGACAGTATGCATGGGCTTCGCAATACCAGCAGGTCCCGAATCCTCGTGGCGGTGGTATCTTCCAATTGGATTGGTGGGAGCCTGCCGAACCGATTATGAACGGGGAGAAGTATCCTCCGCTGTCCTATGTGGTAGCATCGTTGGATGGCGCCTACACGGAGAAGGAAGAGAACGACCCAAGCGCACTCACGATATGGGGTATTTTCCAAACTCAGGAAGGATACAACCGCGCCCTACTCATCCACGCATGGCGCAAGCGTCTGCCATTCTCCGGACCCCGGATGGACATTCTGCCGGGGGAGCACGAATCCAAATATATCGTCCGGACTAGAAAGCATTGGGGATTGGTTGAATGGGTCGCCTACTCGTGTAACAGATACAAATGCGACCGGCTCTTAATCGAAGCCAAAGCCTCGGGGATCTCTGCGGCACAATCGTTACGTAATTCGCATGCTCGGGCTGGTTGGACTATTCAGCTTGTAGAGCCCAAGGGTGATAAGATGGCGCGGGCGTTGTCTGTTCAGCCTGCGTTCTCTCAAGGGATGATTTACGCTCCGGATCGAGAATGGGCTCATATGGTTCAGGACGAAATGGGAAAATTTCCTCGTGACAAGCATGACGATTTGACCGATTCCGCCACACAGGCCATCAAGCATATGCGGGATGCGGGCTTGTTGAGATCGGACGAGGATCGGCGGGCTGAGGAGATTGAGGCTGTGACGCATAAGGGTATACAGAAACGCCCCAGCTATCCGGGATTCCGACGCCGGCAGATTGGATAATGTCTGGCATTTTCTCTGATGCGGCCGAGAACGTTAAGCGAGCGGCACAATGCGATGGGAAGGTGGTTTTCAAGGGACGCAGACAGGCTGGGGAGGCGGCTAAGAGGCGGGAAGGGCGGGTTGTGTATCGGTGCCCGCATTGCCATTTCTGGCATGTTGGGTGGGCTGAGCGGAGAGAGAAAAAGTTTGCCAAGCGCAAGAAGCTGATTCGGCTATTCGTAGAGAAGGAATGGACTGATGGTTGATATTGTTGAACGGCTAAGGCACCCGATGATGGTGATGGTTCCTGTACCAACTCTCAATAACTCCAGTTCGGGGACATCTCGCGCAGCTTTGGAAGAGGAACAAGCTAAAGTGGATATGGCTGAAGCCGCAGATGAGATTGAGCGACTACGTAATCGCATCATGGATTTAGAAGGAGATCAGCATGACTAACATTGTTGGAATGTTGCAGCTTGCGGCTAATTCGTCTTCAAGTCACTACGAGGTAGGCGACGATAGTACTCGGGTTAGCTGCGGGCTGCTAAGAGATGCGGTGAGTGAGATTGAGCGGCTTCGTGCTGAAATCGCTGGTCTTAGACAGGTAGCTGGTTGCGTAGATGTCCCGCTCAAGACGTTCTCCGACATCAAGAAGGAAATCAAGCATGGCTGAGGACGGTATTGCGTTGCGGTGTATCCCGCATCCCAACACGCCTATTCCCGAAGGAGTCCATGAGTTTGATAACACGGGTGATCCCAAGTGCATTCGATATGGTGCATTGTTCGCTGATATTTGGCGCGGTAATGGTCATTGGACCTATAAGTGCGAAGGAAAAGCAGATGGCTCATAAGCCCCGTATCATCACCACTGGCATGACGGGTGGGCCGCTCATCACCCCGAAGATGAAGCCGCCTGGTGCTGACGAATGCATTGAGTTGCTGGAGAGCATGCTGGATAGTGCCAAGCGCGGGGATATGTCGTGGCTGGTGGTGATCGCCGGCGGGCCGAGTGATTACGGAGTGGCGCATGTGGGGAACAATGCGGCGCAGATGAATCTTGGGATTGACGTGGCGAAGGAAACCATCCTCAAGCGGGTGAAGGTCGGATGACGATCGGAGACCCGCCGAAGCTACCTTGGAGTGACGCGGTAGGCTATCTTATGCCCCGTCCTCTGGAGGGTTGTGTGATTCCTCCAACGCCAGATAAAATCCATGCTGCGGCTTCAATCATTTGTGGTCATGGATTTATTCAGCGTCTTTCCGAGGACGAACAAGCGGAGTTTGAAAACTTCGTGAGAGATGTTCTGGCGACAATCCGGTAAACCCATGGCTCGCTACATCTTCTGCGCTCTACTCGCTCTGTTTGTCCTTCTGGTCGGGTCTGCGTTCTGGTGGTATCCGCATATATCGGTGGCTCTGCTTGCGGTCATGGTAGCTGCGCTAGGCAGCATGAAGTTTGCGAGCAAGGTGATGGAGAGCCATTGAGACCATTCCCAGGCTACATCCACATCCCACTTATGGTCATTGGCATTTCTATGCTAATTGTCGGGCTTAATTACCTCCTTGGGGGATAAGCCTTTGGGCGATGCAGGACCGATCAGCGTTCACATAGTTGAAGATGACGATAACGGCGCCCGTATGGTTGACGGGAACCTGGAAATTCCTACCGAGGATGGCGGGGTAGTCGTCCAGTTCAATCCACAGAACAACCCGGCTGGAGAAACCGAGGAGAAACCCGACAACTTCTACCGGAATCTCTCGGGCGAGATCGGCGAATCTGAACTGAACACGATTGCCGTGGAACTGCACGAGGCCATTACGGCAGACGACAATTCCCGGTCTAGCTCGCTGGCTAACGATGCCAAGGGATTAGGACTATTGGGCCTCCAGCTAGAGGAACCAAGCTCTGGGGACGGCCAAACCCAGCTAGACGGCATGTCAGTGGTGGTTAACCCCCTCCTCTTGGATGCCACGCTGAAGGATTGGGCTAATGCTCAGTCGGAGTTTCTGCCAGCGGATGGACCCTGCAAGGTGGAGGACTTCGCCACCGATCCGGAGCAGGGCCAAGACGAACTGGCCGAGGCTTTTGAGCGGGATATGAATTTCTACCTGACCTCGATCGATACGAGTTATGGGCCGGAAACGTCTCATATGCTGCTGTGGGGCCGTGGGTTCCGAGGAATGGGCATCAAGAAGGTGTTCATGGACCCCTTCAAGAAGCGACCCACCACCATCCAGGTAGAGCGCAAGAACTTCATCGTTTCGGATGCCACGAAGGATTTGAAGTCCTGCGAGCGGATCACCCACCAGATATTGATGCGCCAGAGCACGATGAAGCGGATGCAGATGCGGAAGCATTATCGCGATGTGGCGCTGACACCTCCGACTGAGACCACGAACCAGGTAGATGAGACGATCGCGGCTATTCAGGGAGTGAGTAGTTCCAAGACGCGTCCGGAAGACCAGCCGTATACGCTATGGGAAACCCAGTGCGAGCTGGATCTGAATGCTTTTGCGCCCAAGGAGTACAAGGAGAAGGGGATACCGCTTCCGTATCTGGTGACGCTGGACAAGGATACGATGCAAATCCTTGCGATCCGGCGGGACTGGAAATACGAGGATGAGGAATGCGAGCGGAAGCGGATGTATGTGCCGTATCCGTATGTGCCGGGCCCTGGGTTCTATGGAACTGGGTTGCTCAACATTTTGGGCAATTCGTCGGCTGCGATGACGGCGGCCTGGCGGCTATGCTTGGATTCGGGGTTCATGGCGGCTTTCCCGGGCTTCCTGGTGGCCAAGCTGGCGGGAAGGCAGAATAGCTCGGATCTGATCGTAACCCCTGCCACGGGCGTTCCTATTGAGACCAATGGCATGCCTATTGGGGATGTGGTGGCTCAGCTTCCGTACCGGGAGGCGGGGCAGGGGCTCATGGCTCTCATCCAGCAAATAACTGAGCAGAGCAAGGCGGCGGGAGCCAATGCTGAGGTTCCGGTTGGAGAGGGAATCCAGAATGTTCCGGTAGGAACGATGCTGGCTCATATCGAGACAGCTACCAAGCTGATGGCGGCTACTCACAAGCTCGGCCATATGGCGCAGGACGAAGAACTAGCCCTGATCGCGGATTTGTTCCGTGAGAATCCATCGTCATTTTGGAAAGGCAATAAGCAGGCCAAGGATTTCTGGAATGAAGAGAAGTTCATTCTGGCATTGGATACTTATACGCTCAAGCCCAAGAGTGATCCGAATGTGCCGTCTCATATCCACCGGGTTATGCGGGCGGTGGCTCTGACGGAGCTGCAGGCTGGGCCATTGGGCGCCCTCATGGACCCCATGGAGACGCTGAAGCGGGTTCTAGCCGCAATGAGAGAGGACCCGAAAGGGCTCATCAAGCCGCCGCCCGCTCCCTCTGGGCAGCCCTCTCCGGAGGAAATCACCGCCAATGCCAAGATGCTCACGGCGCAGAACCAAGGCAAATCCATTGAGGTCAAGGCGGCTGAAGTTCAGCAGAAGGGCCAGCTAGAGGCGGCCGAACAGCAATCATCGAAGCAGGATAAGACGATTGACCTAGCCAAGGCGATTGTGACGCATGCCCACGATAAGCAGAAGGCCACGCATGACCAGACTATGGATCATGCCGAGCATAATCTGAATGTAGGAGTCGCGGCCCATAAAGCCGCCTTGGACACGCATTCTGCGGTGCTGGACACGGCCGAGGCAATGAAGCCCGAACCGGAGCCTGCTGCAGCCACAACGAAGAAGCCCAAATCATGACTCGCATTATCGCCCTATTCCTAGCCTGCGTTCCCCTTTGCGGCTGTGCCGGCTCAATCGTCGGGGATGCCATTGCCGGACCCGAGAGACTGGCCCAAGCCGACGATTCGTATTGCCGGTCGATTGGTGTGCAGATTGGCACTCCCGACTACGCCAATTGCCGGGAACGCCAGATGGACCGCCGTGGCGCCCATCATGCGATGGGAGCGGCTATGATCGTCCGGGTTGGTTGCGTTGCGAGCAGTTTGGGGCCGGGATGATCACGGGCTGGGGCTCACATCACATTGATTGCGCGCATTGGGCGATGGATACGGAGTTCACGGGGCC